GCCTGATACCCATGCACTTGGCCCAACGACAATGGCGACTCGACAACCCCACCAGCGCGGAACTCACCATGATTGATGCCTTGAACGCCACCGGCCTCACTTACGAACGAGAGCACCAGGTCGGGCGCTACTTCCTCGACTTCGCTTTCGTCACCTGCCGAGTCGCCATTGAAGTGGACGGCATTGGTTGGCACGCACGAGCCGCTGCCAAAGACGCCGCTCGCGATGCTTGGCTTGCCGCGCAAGGTTGGCATATCTTCCGCTACAACACTCGCCAAGTCGGGCAAGACGCCGCCGGCTGTGTACAAGACGTGATCGCCAAGTTGCACGTCTTGGGCATTGACCCACCCACGCGTAAGTAAGACGGGATGATTGCCGGTAAGTTCAAATTTGCCGGCATCAGTTTCAAACCCGTACACCTGGTCATTGTGGTCAGTCCCCCATGCCGCAGTGACCAGGCAGTAGCGCCCCTTGTGTGTCAGGACGTAGTCACCTACCATCACACTTTCAATGGGAATTGCCCCGCGGTCGGTTTGAACTAGTTGACCAGGTGTAACGCACTGCGGATGCAACGGCAATGCGTTATAGCTTTTGTCGTACGGACCACCCGCCGCCTCAGTATCACATTGATCCGAACGCGGATGCGCCGGCGACAGCCGTACGAAGCGCCCGGTCACCCAGGGACTATGCGCGGCAATCTCCGTCGTCACCGCATGGTTGGCTGCCTGAATCTCGTTGCGGGCCAGGCGCAATGCGTTATAGGCCACACCCTGCGTGCGGTACTCTGGGTCGCTGAGCAGGCCGGTCATGTCCTGCGCCCGTTCCGCAGGCGTCATCTTGCTCAGCCGGCTGTAGGCCCAGCGCGGCAGGGCGGCATCGACGCCAAGCTGCTGCTCCAGATCCTGCGCCAGCCGCACCGCGCTCGTGCCGTTCGCCATCGCCGTCGCCATCGTGGCGCGCACCTGGTTGTAACCGCCGTTATCAAGGCGCCAAATCCGCTGACTCAGGGTCATGCCATCGCCAAGCACCCGCTGCTGCGCCGTCTGCAGCGCCAGGTTGCGCCGCCGAATCCACATCTCGGTCAGGCGCTGCCAGTCGATCGGCGTCGGCGTAAATGCCTCTTCGACTCGCTCGACCGGGCTCGTGATGTAAGCGTTGTGGTGCGTCGCCAGATTGCGAAAGGCAATGTCGCCGGCCTGGATGCGCGCCTGGGTCAGCAGTGCCGTGTAGCGACTCATGGCCTGCTTCCAGCGCCCCTCGAAGAGGGGCAATAGGCCCGCCAATACGGCCATATCCACCCCACCGGCCTCGTCATCGCCGGCCCGGCGCACCTGGTCGACCAGCCACGTCTGCACCTCACCCACCAGTTCGTGGATGCGCGCCATGGTGAACACAGTCAGCCGGCTCACGGCCACGTGCTGAAGACGGTCAACATTGCGCTGCGTGATGGTTGTCACGGCGCACCACCGTCTTCGTCGTCGGCATTGTCATCCGGTGGCACGGCAGCATTGGCCGCCAGGCGCATGGTCATCTCCGCCTGCTTGGCCCGTTCGGTTTCTTCAGCTTGCAGGGCCGCCAATTCTGCCTCGACATCGAAGTCGGGCAGTACGGTCGCCAGCACACGCAGGGCCGTTGCGTCGGTCAACAAGTGCGCCGCCTTGACCACGGTCAGGAAGCCGGCCATGTCCTTTAGTTCCAGCGGCGTCGGTTCCTGCTTGGTTTTCCACTGCACATCGACCGTCAGCGCATCCGGCCAGATGCCGGCCAGCAGCCACTGCCGTTCCAGAATGGGCAGGATGAATTCCGCCGCCACCCACTGCCGCACACTGGCTAGGGTCTCGTCGTACTGCTCTTTCTTCTGCTCCAGCACATCCCGATTCAGGTTGCGCCCGTAGCCAATGAGTTCTAGCGGCACGGGGCTGGCCATGCCGAAGGTGTCCACATGGTGCAGCACGTCGTCAATCTCGCTCAGGTGGGCATCGCCCTGGATGGCTTGCAGTCCGCCCCGCTTATTCATGAAGAAGTCGGCGACGGCGGCAAAGGGGTCGTCGAGCGCCGGCTTGTTGAGTTGCTTGTACGCCTCGATGTCAGCCTGGCTGGCATCCTCCAGGCTGTGCACATAGCGCAGGCCACTGCGGGTCTTGCGTCGCACGGCGATATCCAGCTCGCCCTGTGTCATACGCTTGAACGGCTTCCGGGCGGAAGTGAAGAGCGGCTTGCCGTAGCGGCTGCCCTCGTCCCGGTTCCATCGGGCGTGCACAATCTGCCACTCCGCAAACCACAGCGCCGAGGGCGGAGGCGCATCGCCGACCGCCTGGTCGGTCCAGTAAAACGCACGGCCAGGGTCGATAAAGCGGTCGTAGTCGTTCGAATTACGGTACATTTCAAGTACCGGCTTGCGCGTCACCTCGGCGATCAAACCGGTGGTCGTCGCGCCAAGCTCCAGGAAGCTGTCCCCATCCCGCAGCGTCAATCGCATCCAGTCATCGATACGCATGACCAGCTCAAGCCGCTGAATCAGCGCCTCAGCCACTATTTGCGCTTCTTCCGCGCGCTGACCATTGATCTGCAGCGTGAAGCCACCCTTTGCTACATCGCGCGCCAGGGTGGCAATGCTCTGCTCCGGTCGCGGGTCTTCGTCCAACATGGCACGGCTGTCCAGGATGCGGGAGCGCCGATCGCGCTGCGTGTTGAACGCCGCAACCGCAGACATGACACTGGATGGCGCCGGCGTCGTAGTTACGGCCTCGGCCTGCTGCGTGCGACTGCGCCAGAGCGCTGTGAAGCGGTCGATGAGCGATGGCATTATCCGAATAGCTCCTTCAGATGCTGACCCGTCGTCACCTGCGCCGCACCGGCCGCGGCCGTCTCCCGGCCCTGCCAGCGAATGATCGCTTGAGTAAACGCGTCGACGTCGTCATCGTTGGCGGCGTTGGGAAAAGCCGCGCAGTTCGTGATGAAGCCATCCACCCAACCGTACAACGCCGGGTGCGGCAGATACACATTGCCCGCCTCGACCTCCGGCTGGGCCGCGTAGGCTCGTGAGACTTTGCCGCCTTCCGGCTCGACCGCAATCAGGCCGGTGAGTTGGCCCTTGAGCATCGTGACGACGGCCGGGCCGTTGGCCTTGTCCTCAATGAGTTTGGCGGTCGCCTTCGGCCATTTACGCGTAAAGTGCGCAATCGCCTGCATGGTCTCGGTCACGTCCAGCCGCTGGCAGAGGTAGTCGAGCAAATACTTGCTGGCACCCTTGCGCCCGAGCACCAGGCCCGCCACGAAGTCAGAGGTGTCGGTCTTCTTGAAGGCGAGGTCCCATGATTGCAGCATCTC